AGACGCTGGAACTATAAAGATGTATGGGATTTCAGCATGAGTTTGATTAAGCTAAAAAATAACGCATTGGATAACCTTACAAGTTTTGAAGGTTCAGCCAGTCTAGGTGATATGGTATTTATCTCTAGTGCCACAGCTTCTTCATCAGCTAGTATAGAGTTCACATTGGGGGATTATAAGGAGTACAAGTTTTTCTTTGTGAATATGCAACCAAGTTTAGATAGATATGGATTACAATTTCAATTTAGTACCGATAGTGGCTCAACTTATGCAACAACTATAACATCAACAAATTTTAGAACAAACCATAATGAAGGTGATACAAGCACAAATTTAGCTTATAATAGTGGAGAAGATTTGGCACAATCTACAAGTTTTCAACATTTAACAGGAAATGATATAGGTAATGCTAGTGATGAAAGTTTATCAGGTTATATGTCAGTTTTTAATCCATCTTCAACGACATACGTTAAGCACTTCATTGCAACAACTCAATGTTTGGGTGGAAATGAAGTAAGTGTACAAAGTTTTATAGCAGGATATGCCAACACTACGTCTGCACTAACAAATATTAAATTTCAAATGTCGCCATCAGCAAATATAACATCAGGTAAGATATTGATGTTTGGATTAAACTAATATAACATGGAGAAATTATGCCACATAAAATAGTAAATGGACAACAAGTAGAACTCACAGTAGATGAGATAGCTGCAAGACAAGCTGAAGAAGCTGCTTGGTTAGCTAGTCAGCCTTCTGCACTAGAAGTTGCTATGAAAGATTTAAGAGCTAGACGTAATAAAGCATTAACTGATTCTGATTGGACACAGTTACCAGATGTAGGATTTAATGCTGCTGAAAGAACTGCCTGGATGAATTACAGACAAGCTCTAAGAGATATTACAAATAATATTGAAACTTCTGAACAAGCACAATCAATTAATCTACCTGCTAAACCACAATAATATTGCATTGCAATAAATAATAATTATATAGTTAGCAAACGCTAACAAGGAGAAAATCATGTTTAATTTTAATCCATTTAAAATGCCAACATACTCTGAGTGGAAAGAACAAGTTACTAAATTCTATAGTGATGTTGCTAAGTTCTACAAAGATTGGTATTCGGACATTAAAGAAACTGCAAATAAAGATAACTAATATCTAATGTCTTGTAACAATATAAATACAACAGGATCAACTGTTCCATCATCATCTGAAATAGATTTTTATCTTTCAATAGCAAAAGGAGATTTTACTGATTATACCAAAGTAAATAAATTTGGATATAATAGTTCTATTGGATCAGGTGCTTTTGAAGTTATTTGGGAAACAGGTGGACAATATCCTTATCAATCTTCGCCAGTTACTGTTGATGTTGTTAGTGATAATACTAATGATGATGTAGCAGGAACTGGTGCTAGAACTTTAAGAATACAAGGTTTAGATGGTTCTTATAATTTGGCTGAAGAAACAGTTGATATGGATGGAACAGCTACAGTTACTACAACACAAACTTTTTTAAGAGTATTTAGAATGTCTGTTGAAACAGCAGGAACATCTGGAAATAATATTGGAAATATATCTGTAACCTATACAGGTGGATCAGATGTAGCAGCAACTATAACTGCTGGTAACGGACAAACACTAATGGCAATATACACCATACCTGCTGGTAAAACAGGATATATTGTAGCTATGAATTTTGGATCAGGTAAAGATCAAGAACAAACTTGTAAGTTAAAAACTAGAGATAATACAGTTGCTAATTCTGCATTTCAAACAAAAGAGTATTTAAACATTAGAGGTGGTTTTACTTACTTTCCAAAAAAAGCTATAACTAAAATTACGGAAAAAACAGATATAGAATTACAAGCAATTTCAAGTTCTACTTCTTCAGCATCAGGAGGATTTGAGTTAATACTCATAGATAATTAATGGCTAATACTTATAAAAACGCTTTTTATGATCCTTCAGTTACAACAGCAGTTACTGTTTATACTGTACCTGCTGATACAACAGCATTAATTAAGAATATACAGATTACGAATGAAGGTGGTTCAAAAATAGTTAAAGTATCTATTACCGATAGTTCAGCTTCAACAGATTATCAAATTGCTTATGCGTCTATTACAGGAGCAACGATTTGTAACCTTGCCAAAGCACCTATCGTTATGGAAGCAGGGGATATTTTAAAGATTCAATCATCAGACACAACAGGAATTAGTGCGGTTATTAGTTTATTAGAAATAGATTTCTAATATGGACGTTGTTTATATTCCTAAAGAACAAATTAATAAAGTTTGGGTACTTGCTAAACCTTATGTAGATGACGCATTAGCTTATTCAAATAGTCATCATCATTCAGATCATTTCAAAGACCTAATGGTTAAAGGCAAATTACAGCTATGGTTATTGTGGGATGAAAAGAAAAATACCATAAATGAAAAGATGAATGGGGTGGTCGTATCAGAGATTATCCAAAGAAGTATCAAAAAGGTATTCCATCTACCTATTGTTACCGGAAAAAATAGACAAAGATGGCAACATTTAATTGAAAAACTTGAAGATTTTGCTAAAGATCAAGGATGTGATTTAATGGAATTAATTGCAAGACCTGGTTGGCAAAAGATTCTTGATAAACATAATTATAAGAAGACTCATGTCATCTTAGAAAAAGAACTAAAGGAGAAAGACTAAATGTCATTTTTATCAAGCTCAGGAGATGTAACTCAACAAACCGTATCAGGTGCTTATGCACCAGCCGTTCCAGCATTAGGACAGATTTTAACAGAAGCAACTAATATTTATAATTTAGGTTCAGCAGGATCAGGTTATGTTGCACCGACTCAACAAACATTATCAGGAATTGCACAAGCTGAACAAATGGCTAACCTTGCACAACAACAGCAATTAGCAACTTTATCTGGTGGTTATCTAAATCCTTTTCTTTCACCAATGCTACAACAATTTGGTGAAGAAGCTTACTCAACAGTTGCTCAACAATTTAGTGGTGCAGGAAGAACTCCAGGTTCTCCGGTATCTCAACAACAAGTCGCAGATATTGTTGCAAGTAAAGCTTTACCTTATGCTTTCCAAACTTACGGACAAGAAAGAGCTTTCCAAGAAGCAGCAGCTAGAAAAACACCTACATTAACTCAAGTGGGTTCTCAATTAGAAGCTTTACAAAGAGCAGAACAATTAGCTCCATTCCAAGCATTACAACAATACTCTGGTATGGTATCGCCAATTGCATTTGGATTCCCAACTCAAACAACAACAAAAGATGTTTCGCCAGACTATTTAACAGCAGGTCTAGGATTAGGTCAGTTAGTTTTAGGCAGAGGTGGATTATTAGATATATTTTTATAATGGGTAAACTTAATAAAATATATTTTGATTTTGAAAATAAATTTAAACAAAAACCATTAAAGTATTATTTAATACTTTTAATTATAGCGATCATATTATGAGTAGTGTAGTTGATACAGTATCTGATGTTGTAAGTTCGGTCATTGATGTAGGTAAAGAAGCTGGTGATTTTGTTGGAGATGTAATATCTGAAATAGATTTTGAAGATGCTTTACAAACATATATTCAAACTGGCGATCCTTATGCAGCAGCTTGGGCTGCTACTCCAGGTGATGAAAAAATAGGATATGATTATGGTGTAAAGGGTGGATCAGACAACGATTCTGGAGGAGGATATAGTGAACCAAGTTTTGCTCAACCTTCATATACTTATGATGAAACTGCTGAACAACCATTTACAATAGGATTTGAAACACCAACTTTAGCACCTGGTGAGTGGGAAATGCAAACTGAACAATCTAGTATTCCAAAAGGATTAATAGATGTTTTTGGAAATATTGCTACAGAGTATCTTGCAGGACAAAGAGAAGTCGCTGCACAAGATCCTGCTTCTTCAGCTCTTGCTCAAGCTTCATCTCAAGCAGTTACACAAAGTTTATCAAATATTTTAGCAGACGTTGCTGCTGGTAAATATTCAAAAACACCATCTTTAAGTTTTTTTGAACAAGCAGCTATGGGTTCAACTGAACAACCAATGGGAATTTTAAGCCGATATGATACGGCAAAAGCAAACCTAAGTAATGTCATTAGACCTCCAGGACTTATTGGTATGGAAGGAAGACTTGGAATCTATGAAGATTACTTTCAAAAAAGAGGACTAATATAATGTCAATATACAATGATTATTTAAGAAAATATGTTTACGGTATGCCAGGTATGGATGGCGGACAACCTACAAGAGGATTACTAGGTTCTGGTGGTCAATATGGTGAAGGTGTATTACAAGGATTATTAGGTTCACCAAGTGTTACTTCTGGTATAGGATTAATCTCTGCTGGTATGAGAGGTGAAGGTGTTCAAGAAGCTTTACTTAAACAATCACAAATCCAACAAATGAATATTAAAGCAAGAAGAGCAAAAGCTTTTGAAGATTTATTAAAAAGAGATGATATTTCTGAAAGAGAAAAAGCTTACTTACTTGCTGGTATTAGTCCACCAAGAGCAACCACTCCAACATTATCTGGTGAAGCTTTAAATGTTTATAATAAATTAAGAGTTGCAAGAAATAAAGATGAGTTTGATAAAATCTACAAAGGTTTAAACCAAGCTGAAAAAGATTTATACAATAGTAAGATTAAACCTAATTTAGATTTCTTAGGTCAAATTGAACAATTTACTAAAGAACAAGGTGGTAAAAAAACATCAGGTCAATCTAAATATAAAATTGGTCAAATTATAACAAGACCTAAAGATGGTAAAAAATTCAAAGTTGTAGGATTTGATAAAAACGGTGAAGAATTAGTAGAGGAAGTTAAATAGGAGGTTTGAATGGCTGTTCCATTAAGTCAAGTTCTTCAAGAAGAGGAAGAAAAAAAACCTCTATCTATTGAACCTGAAAAAACTACAAATAAAGTTCAAACATTTGAAGAAGCTTTTGGTGATTTATCTGTTACAGATATTATTAAAGGCAAAAAAAAAGAAGATGTTAAAGCTGTTCCGTTAAGTCAAGTTATAGATAAAGAAGAACCTTTATTTAAAATTACAGGCGAACAACTTAAATCTATCTGGCAAGAAGATTTAGGAATCTCAGATGAGAACAAAGAAAAATTAAAATTTATCTTAGGTGATAAAAATACTTTATTAGGTCAATTTAATAATTTCTTAGTAGATGGTTCATCTAAAATTATTGATACTGCATTAAGAGCTGGTTCATCATTAGGTATGATTGTATCTGGAGTTGCTGGAGATGGATTAAACTATGTCTATAAACTTTTAGATAAAGAACCTGGTGGAGCTGGTGAAAGATTAACTAGAGATGTAAATGGTATCTTGATTGGTCTAATGGGTCAATCCGGTGGATTTACTGCTGTACCTAAAAGAGCTGGTAAACCTCCTGCGATTAAAAGTTTAAAGACAGGTGAAGAAATTACAGACGTATTTGAATATGCTAAATCAAGTGCAGAAAAAAATATAGAAGTTAAAAAGAATATTAAAAATATTGTAGAAAAAGAAATAGAACAAGTTAAAAAAAACGATACCATTATTGGTGATACTTTTACAAAGTCAGATGATTTAAAACAAGGTTTACTTCTTGATGAAATCAATAGACCTAAAGAATTTAAAGTAGAACCTATTACTATTGATACGCCTCAAACTTTACAGCGTTCTCCTGCTTTACCTGTAGAAGTTGTTCAAAAGGTAACGGATGCAGCACAAAAGTTTTTTATAGAAGAAGGTATTAAAGTAGATAGAACAAAACCTATTTCATTACAAATTCAAGAAGTTTTATTATCTGATAAATATGATACGCCAACAATTATTAGACGTATTGCAGAAGATAACAAAATACCCATTGAACAATTTAATAATTTAATTTTTCCTTCTGTATCTCAATCTGCAAAAGAATTAAATTTATATTCTCAAGCATCTAAATACCTAAGAAGTAAATTAGATCCTACTGGTGAAATCTTTGGACAAACTGGTTCACCAATAATGAATAATATAAAACGATTAGATAATGTTAGAAGAGGAATGTTGGTTACTAGACTTGCAACATCAGTTCGTAACTATACATCTCAGACAGCAAGAATTACATTAGATAGTTTGCAGAATGTTGTAGATTATGGATTGCAACAAGCAATCAAACCTTTTGTTGATCCTATTCAGTTTCAAAAAAACAGAGTAAGTCCAATGTCTAGTTTACAACAATTAATGAACAACTTTAGACAATGGAAACCATCTGAATTTAAAAAGTTTAAACAACAAGTTAATACGATATTAGCCAATGCACCTAAAGAAGGTGATCGTTTATTCTTACGTTATGCTTCAGACGTTAATAACTATGCGAAAGGCAAAGGTGTTAAGGGTGGTAAGATAGATAAAGCGATTACTAATTTAGAAGCAGCTACTGATATACTAAACATTGCCAACAAAACCCAAGAATTTATTACTAGAAGAGCTGTATTCCAAGCAAGATTAAGTGAAATTATTAGAGCGAATAAAGAATATTATGGCGGTAAAACTTTAGAACAATTATTAAAAGATGGTGAACATACTTTAATTAGAACTTCTGATATTGCCAATGCCGTAGATAAATCTTTAGAAGTTACTTTTGCTAAAGACTTTAATTTAGGTAAAGGTGGTTATGATGCACTAGCTTCAAATGTCATTAGTACCATTAATAAATTACCATTTATAGCTACTGCTGTTATTCCTTTTCCTAGATTCTTAATGAACTCTTTAAAGTTTCATTTAGAATTTAATCCTGCTGGAATATTAAGGTATGTATCAAAATCACAAAGACAGAAATTAGCTAAAGGTGATACGTCTGGTTTAAGTAAAGCCTTACTTGGAACAGGTATGTTAATTACTGCAATGTCATTAAGGAAACAACCTTATGCTGGTGAGAAATGGTATGAGTTTAAAGTGGGTGATAGAACTGTTGATACTAGACCTTTTAACCCATTTGCTGCTTATTTATTTGTTGCTGATGTAATTAATCGTTATCAATCAGGAACACTTAGAAACATAGACTTAAAAGATATTGTTACTGTATTTGCAGGTATTAGAGGAACAACTGGTTTATATTTGTTTGACCAAATGGTAGATTTCTTTACCAATACAGATGTTAAGTCTGGTGATCCTTTATGGTGGGAAGGTTTTAAAAAGTTTACCGGTGAATTGTTAGCTGGTTATTTAACTCCTTTGCAAAACGTAACGGATGCTATTGCACAAGTTTATCCTGAAATGGCAACTTCAAGATCAACAAGTGATCAGCCGTTTACAGGTGCATTTAAAAAGAGATTAGGTAGCACTGAACTAGAACCTTATACTTCTCCGACTCATGCTATTGTAGATGAGAATGGAATACCTAGAGCTAGACCTTATGTTAAAGAAGACCCATTTTTAACTCAAGTTACTGGTATGGGTTTCTCTCAGGCTAAGAATAGTGCAGAAAAAGAATTTGATAAATTACAAATACAACCTAGAGAAATATATCAATCAACTAAAATACCTGAATTAGATAGTGCTTATAAAAATCTTTTAGCACCTAAGATTCATTTTGGTATTTCTAAATTAGTAGAAAGTCCTGCATATCAGCAATTGGATTTTAATAAAAAAGTTATTGTTATTAAAAACGCAATAAGTGCTGCAAAAGCAGAAGCTAAAAAACAATTGCAACAAGACAGTAGTTTAGTTCCATACTTACTACAATATAAACTCAATCAGTTTAGTAGAGATGAGAGAAGAGTCATTAATGATGTTATTGGCATTGATTACATTGATACACTGATTAACAATCTAAAGAAAAAATAATGACAAAAGTATCTCAATCTAAAAAAAACGAAATTGAAATTGTTAAACTACAAAGCGAACTTAATATCGTTAATCACAAAATAGACACCATTAAAGATAATCACCTACAACATATTGATGAAAAGATAAATCTCATCTATAAGTTTGTATGGTTGATTCTAGGAACAGGAATGGCAAGTGTCGCAAACCTAGTCGTAACTCTGTTACTAAAGTAGATCTAGGAACAATCTCAGAACTTCAAGCCGTTAATTTATTAATTCAATCTGGCTTTTACGTTGCTAGGTCATGTCATGTACAATCACCTTTTGATATTGTCGCAGTAAGTCCAAAAGGTAAGACTTTTCTTATAGATGTTAAAACAAAGTCTTATAGAAAAAAAAGTAATTGTAAGATATATAGAATACCGACAAAAAAACAAAAAGAGTTGGGAGTGCATATTATGATTATTGACCAACAAAAAGTTGAAGATAGAAAAGAACAAAAAGAATTTTTTGATAAACTAAAAGACATGGTTGATTGCTTTCCAAGTCCTACCATGTTCAAAGATTTAAAAGGGGAAAAACATGGATCAGAAAGACTTCAAAAAAGAAATAGAAAAAAAACTTAAAGAAAAATTACAGTTTGGTACTTGGTTAAAGAACGCAAAAGAAAGAGCTTCAAGACCAAGAGTTACAAGAAATATTCTACAGCCTCAAGAAAACTTAAAACAAGAGAATCATTGTGTCGTAGATGATGATAAGAGTTACACATGAAAATAAGTGATAATACAAATGTAGCTTTACCTTTGCGTAACCTACTAACCATTATAGGTGCTGTAGCCGTTGGTGTATGGTTTGCGTTTGGTGTGATTGAAAGATTAAATAATCTTGAAACCAAAAACCAATTGTTTGAAAAAGATTTATTAGAAGCTTCTGTTCAAAAACCCATAGATCAAGAACAGTTTATGTTAATTGAGTACATGACCAAACAAATAGAAAAACATGCAAAACAATTAGAAGATAATGTTCATACTGGTGTCATGTTAAAACAGTATGAAAAAGAAATAGAAAAACTTAAAAAAGATGTTGAGAGATTAAAAGATCAAACTAGAGATATTAAATTTGCAAATGGAAATGGTAAACACTAATGGAAACAGAACTTATTAATTTCTTTTTAAAATACTTAGACCCTAATTTTTTTAGCAAAGCATTTAGTTATTGCTTTTGGTATTGGGGATTTTTTACAGTGATCTTAGTTATTTTATTGAGGAAAAAATAATGACCAAGTTAGTTATCGCATTATGTTTATTTCTTAATGGTGAACTTAAAGAACATAGAGTTCAAAAATCTATGTCTGAGTGTTTAAAGCATAAAAGAATAGCTACAAGAAATATGGATATGACCAATAAACAGTATGTTTGTGGTGAAGTTAAAGCTATCATGGATAAAAATGTAGATGGGTCTTTAAGTATTAGAAAAATTATTATAGAATCTAAATAATGAAACATTGTATAAACCAAACCACACAAGGTTGTGTGTTATCAGGAGATTGTAGATGTACGAAACAATTAGAAGACAATTCTTACGATGGTTACTTACAATCGTCAGTAGATGGGAAAACAAAATTTGGCGTAAGTTATACGTTAAAAGGATTGATAAAAGATTCAAATGAAACTCACTGAAAACTTTTCCCTTGCCGAACTTACTAAATCGCAAGTTGCTGAGAGAAAAGGAATATCTAATAATCCCTCATCAGATCAAATTAGTAATCTCAAGAAATTAGCAGAGTCTGTATTACAACCTTTGCGAAACCATTACGAATCACCTGTGATTGTTACATCAGGTTATCGTAGTGCCGAACTTTGTATTCATATTGGTTCTTCTATTCATAGTCAGCATTGCAAAGGACAAGCAGCAGATTTAGAGATTATTGGTGTATCTAATTATGATGTATTTAAATGGATTAAACATAATTTAGATTATGACCAACTCATATTAGAATTTTGGAAAGGTGAAGATGAACCGAACTCCGGTTGGATTCATGTTTCATACGTTGGAAAGAAAAATAGAAAAGAATCTCTAAGAGCTTTTAGAGATCAAGAAGGAAAGGTGAAATATAGACCATTATGATTTGGAGCATGTTACCTACATTATTTAAAACAGGTGTAGATGTATTTAATAAAAGACAAGAAACTAAAAGATTAGAAGCATTAGCTCAACGTAATTACATGGAAAGGGTTGCTAAAGGTGAAATTGAATATCAAAATAAAGTTATGGATGGACAGGCTAATTCAATTAAAGATGAGATTGTTTTGGCTATTGTCATATTACCTATTATTGTTATTGCTTATTCTGTATTCTCTGGTTCTCCTGATGCTCAAGAAAAACTAGATATGTTTTTTACTTATTTTAATAATCTTCCGGAATGGTATGTTTGGCTGACGGTTGGAATATTTGGTTCTATTTATGGACTTAAACCAGGATTGGATTTGTTTAAAAAGAAATGAAGTTTGTATTACTCATAACTTTATGCTCATTAAAATATGAGGCTTGTATGCCTCCTATTGAAGGTGGGTTTTATAAAACTTTACATGATTGTGCCAAAACTGGTTATGAAACAAGCTTAGATATGGTAAAACAAATTGACCCTGAAGCTTTTAATCTTAATAAATATATTATAAAATTTAGATGCGGAGAATTAGAAGATGGTCAAATATAGAGGCGAAACATTTTCAGGTTATAACAAACCGAAGAGAACACCAGGTAAATCTAAAAAGTCTGCGGTGTTGGCTAAACAAGGAGATCAAGTTAGATTGATTCGCTTTGGTGATCCTAATATGAAAATTAAAAAACATATTAAAGCTAGACGTAAATCATTTAGAGCTAGACATAAATGTGAAGGTGCAACCAATAAACTTACTGCTAGATATTGGTCTTGTAAAGCTTGGTAAATGCGTAGAAAAAAGAAAGAAAAAGTTTATACAGTTGGAGTGTGTAAGTATTGCGATCAATTATTTGATACTAGCGTACCATTTGTTGTATTTGCAAATAGAGAAAAAGCACATCATGATTGCTATAAAGACACAACTAATAAAGAACAAAAAGAAAGAGGAATAATATAATGGATGATTTTTTAATTGAACCTAAGTTTAAAAAGACTCCAAAAGAGCGAAAAAAAGAAAAAGCTTTTGGAGCAGAACCAACTGATCTTGGACTTCCAATGATGGGATTAATAAGTATGGGAGCAACTGCTGCTTCTAGTGCAGCTTATGACAAAGCTCAAAAACTTAATAATCAATACAAAAACAAAAAAGGTTCTGAAATGAAAAATGAAAAAGTTAAGATGAACGCTTCTAAAAAATTTATGAAAGAAAAGATGGGGGTTAAATAATATGCCAATGGTCGGAAAGAAAAAGTTCGCATATACTAAGAAAGGCAAAGCTGCCGCTAAAAAATATGCAAAGAAAAAAGGCAAAAAAGTAAAGAGTAAATACTAATGGAGCAAAAGTATATGCATAATATATTAATGACAATTAGACATTGGGTTTGCCAGTTCTTTGATATTAAACAATGTCAATGTGTTTTTAAAAGTAAACCTAAAAGAAAGAAAAAGTAATGCCACTTACAAAAAAAGGTAAGAAGATTATGAAAGCCATGAAGAAAACTTATGGAAAGAAAAAAGGCATATCAGTATTCTATGCTACAGCTAAAAAGAAAAAGATTAAAGGCGTAGAAAGAAAGAAGAAGAAATGAAAAAAGGATATCATAAAACAAAGTCAGGCAAGGTAGCCAAGAAAGGTCTTTGGTATAATATTAATCAAAGAAAGAAAAAAGGAATTTCAAGAAGTAAAAAGAAATCAACCATTTCATCTAAAGCTTATGCTATGATGAAAAAAGGTTTTAAGAAATCATAAGTTTGCGACTAAGAACATAGTCTGTGTGATACCTTAGTATCATGGGTGGTAGGTGGGTTAATTTTTATCTTTGGAGGTTCTTCCAGGTTTTATTATTTTCATAAATATTGTTTGACATTCAGGTCTATGAAAATTTAATTTGCAAAACCTAGATACTTCATCAAGTATTCTAGTGTCTGTTTTCTTTTGAGGTTTTCTAATATTTTCAATCATATTTTTTTAAGTTAGACGACAAGCCAAAAAGGGGAAAATATGTACTTGCCGCCTAACCACACACAACAATAAACGATTAGTTTATTTTACATTTGTGAAGTTTGACCAACAGGTTTGCTTTCGCTTACCTGATCCTGATGGACTTCACTATAACCATCAAAATTCTTTAATCCATTATCCAACCCATCTACAAAATAAGAAAACGAAACTCCCAAACCATTACATAATTGTAATAGCCTAAAGACACTTAGTCCATTCGTACCTTTTTCATATTTTTGAATTTGTTGAAACGAAACATTGCAATGCTTTGCAACTTTTTCTTGAGATAAACGCTTTAATAATCTTATATCTTTTAAACGCTTACCAATTTGTTTTTCTATATTTGTTCTTTCCATTTGTTATCCTTTTCATTTAGCGAATAATATCCTTTAAGTCTGTTACAACTTTTGAGATACATTCAAAAATTATCTAATTAACTATAGATAACTTCTTGCTTTTCTTTCAAAGCCTGTATTTTAATTCCAAGCTTATGTTGCTCATCTTGGAACTTTTGGAAAAGCTTTTTATATTTCCAAGCTTTTTGTAGCTTATCATTTTGCTTCTCCTCTAGGCTTTTGATCTTCTTCGGATCGTACATTATTCGCCTTATCGTTTAGTTTAATATTAGCCTTAATCATTTTTAATGAAAGTATTTCAATTTTACTTTCTGAGTCAGGCTGTTCTTTTTTAGCTGCTACTTCTGCATCGCTAAAAAATTCTGTAATCTTAGCTCTTACATCGTAGTAAAAGTCTTTTTGAACTTTATTTTCTAAACTCATTCTCATTATATGTATAATTTATTTTCAAACTATTTACAAGTTTTATTTGTTTATCACTTAATCTTATTTTTCTTCTGCTAGAATCTCCTTTATCTATTAATCCTATCTTCATTAAATCATTTACAATAGCGTTAGCTCTTGATCTGGTGAACCCTTGATCTTTTGCGATTTCTTCAAAGGTTGGTGTAAATTCATTTTCTTTAAAGTAATTGGTAATAAACTTAAACACCTTAAACTTTCTTTCACTTAAATATATCTTATTCATCTTTATCCTTATTAAACAATTTCGTTATGTTGCTTTCTTTTTCTTTAACATTCTTAACTTCTTTTTCTAAATTCTTAATCACTTCTTCTACACTTAAATCTGTTTTTTCTTTTTTCTTTAAAAACATATAAAGCTTGTTGATGTACCAATTCGCTTTCTCACAATCTACAATCATTCCATTTAAAGACCCACCATACTTTACACCAAAGCGACATAAATATTTCATGGCACTAGCTTTTAAAAAGCCAATTCTTTCAGAATCATTATTGAGTTGTGAGAGGATGGCATCACAAGTTTCAATAGACTTTTTATAATATGGTGGGTTCTTTTGCTCCATAACGATTTAGAAAGGAACTCCGTTTTTATTTGTGTTTTGATCATTAGGATCATTGAACTTAATATTAAAGTCTGGTGAATTTTCATTTTTCTTATTAATGTTAATCCAAGCAACAGCTCTAACTTCTTTCCCATTGACCATACCTCTACCAGTATATGCTGGGTCAGTATCTTTCTGTTTCTTTTGGTTCTTCCATAAAGCTACAGAATTGTCTTTGTTATTTTCTGCCATTGATATTATTCTCCGTTTGTTGTTTAATTTGTTGTGCATTTTCTACCAGATATTGAAACACATCTGGGTTAGAATCTTGTAAGCTCATGACATCATATTCTTTTGCAAAGATTTCTTTTTGCTTTTCGTAATCTTTCATTGTCTTTGCGTATTTAGATACATCATAAAGTTTATTAATAAAATCATCTGCTAGTTGTTTAGCATTAGGATTAGATTGCGGTTTAGGTTTAGCAACAGGTTGAGATTGATTTTCAATGAAGTTCTGCATCTCATCAGCACTTGCTAATTCTGTTCCTGCAAATCCTGCAAACGCCAAGCACCTTCCTACTGCCACCGATTCATGCTTCTCATAAGATTTTTCACCTACTCTTATCTCTTTAGAATTTCCGGTAGAAATAAGTTTATCGTCTAGCCACATTTCAGTATGAAACTCTGCTAAACCATTTAAATCTTTAGTGGTCGTTCTGATAGAAACTCTTTCTCCAAAAGTTCTTCTAACAAAATCTAATCGGTCTTTGACCTGGATATAGTTTTTCCCACCTTTAACTTTGACCGTATCATAAGTTTGCTTTGCAAACTCTTTGATGGCTTCTTGTAATGTTATCATGTTATTTTACTCCTTTGTTTAATTTTTCTCTAATCTTTTGAAACTTCATTTTAGCATCATTTTCTAAATCGGTTTCAAGTTTAAGTTCTATTTGATTAACTAGAATTTGTTTTTCAGTAATGGTTGCTAATTCACCATTGCCTTCTTGAAATTTAGCTATCAGGCTATCAATCCTTCTTTCTAAATCTGGTTCTAGTTTATCTTCTTTTCTTTCTTCTAGCATATTCAGGATCATAGCCTTTTCTGCATAGGTTAGGTTATGGTTTGTCATTGTTGTCGTTCCTTTCTGTAAAACTCTTTCTAAAATTCTCTTGGCTTTTTTGCATCCACAATGCAACTTCTTTTCTCAATCTATTATTATCATTTTGCAAAGCTTTATTATCATCTTTCAATCCTTGAATTTTTAATCTTAACTTATGAAGTCTAATTAAAAGATATGATTTGCTAAAATGTGAAGGCTCTTTTTTATCAGACATAATACTTGTATAACCTATCTAAATATTCTTTTGGTACATCTTTCCACCAAAAATCTTTTTTACGAATAGATGAAAAATCTGTTTTAATAATACTTGCTAATTTTTCTACTGAACCATCTGCGAAAGCTAATTTATTCTCCCATATCTTTTGATACATAATTAATTCTTCATAACATTTATTCAGATAAGGTTCTGACATTTGTTTAGTGTTATCTTCATGAAAGCAATACACC